TAGCCTCTTCAGCTTTTTTATCTGCTTCGTTTTGCGCTTTATCGTCTGCTGTTTTTTTAGTTTCAGCCGCTTTTTTATCTAAGTTTAAAACTGCTAATCTAGAACCAGCTAAAGCGTTTCTCTGTTTTAATAAATTTTGCTCTAGGACCTCTAATTCTTTTTTCCCCTCTTCTTCTGTAGCCTCTGAATCAAATATAAATTTTGTAGCCCTTTCTAGTAACTCATCAGCTTTTTTATCTAAGTTTAATTCTAAATTTATAGGATCTAACCCTAACAATCTTTTACCTATTTTACTTTGTGTTATTTTGTTAGTTAATTCTATAAAACTTTCACCAGCAAAATTTATCAACTTTGTTAACGTTCTAGGGACTATTAAAATTAACTCTAGTGTTTTTTGGAGTATTTTTTGATTTCTTTTAGAACCCTCAATTTGTTGTTTATTAATTAATTTTTGTGCTTCTATTTCCGCTATTAATCCGTCAACTACTTTTTTCTGAGCGTCTATTTTCATTTTAAGTATTTGCCTCTCTGTCTTTCCTTGTAGTCTTAATATATTAGTTTGATTATCTAGAGAATCTAAATTCTTTTGATTAGTTTCTACTCTTAATGCTGTAGCCTTTTGTAAATCTTTAGCAGCTTTAGACACTCCAGAAATAGCGTTTTTAATCTTATCAAAATTAGCAACCAAAGCACCAACACCAACCACTAAGAGTCCTATACCAGTAGCAGCTATTGCGGTTCTTAATCCTTTAAAAGCTACAGACGTAGTATTTACAGAACCAGTAAATAGTTTCATAATACCAGAGGCTATTACTGTCACAGTGTTATTTGCTTTCTGTAAGAATGTAGAGTTTTTAACTACGTTGTTAAATAACTTCATAGCTGACTGGGTTCCCTCAATAGCACCTTTAAAAGCCATAGAGACACCAATAGCCTTTTCTATATTTTTAACAGTGTCCTCTAAAGCTCCACCGCCACCACCTAACAAAATAAAAGCAGCTGAAACGTCACCAACAGCACCAGCAACAGAGCCTAACTCAGACGCTACTTGCTCATTATCTAGAGCCTCCATAGATAGCTCGGTGTTCTTTATTTCTTTAGTAACACCTACTAACTCAGTCTTTAAGTCTTTAAAAGCCTTAGACCCTAAAGGAACTTTCCTAAGCTCTTCGTTTAATCTTTCCGCTTCCTGTTCTAATTGACCTAAAGAGGTAGTAGCCCCTTTTGCGTTTATGTCTAATTCTAAAGCTATTTTCTCAGCCATTTTATTTAATTATTTGATGTTATTAAAAAGTCTACTCCATTAAATTGGATTGTGACATATTTATAGTGTGCGTTTAATACATAAGTATTTGAACCATCTATAGTAGAGCCAATAGTAGAGGCATCTATAGTGACCTGGTTAGCTGAATTTACCTTTTTAAAAGTCCAAGACTTACCAACTGTAATGTCTGTTTGTGGTGAAAAGTCTATACTAAAACTACCACTAGAAGCATCACAATAATAAATTTGTACATTTAAATTAGCCTTTGTGTTTGATGTTATTGTTTGAGTTGATCCTGGACCAGTTATCTCGTTATTAATATAAGTAATATTTGAGGCTGTTACTGTTTGATTATCGCTATTAATTAACTCTACATTTTCACAACCAGACTCTACTATATTGTTTGAACCTTTTATATTTACGTTTTTAGCATTTGAGAAAACCCTATTAGAATCGCCTATAATACTAATGGCCCTAGAGCTTTTATTTATATAGTTATTAGAACCTATTACTTTATTGTCTAAGTTGCCTAAAACGTTTCCATTTCTTAAAACACTAGAACTATTAGAAAAGACAGCAGCTCTAGAGGTTCCAACTGTTAAGTCACTTCCTCCGTGAGATACACCAGTAGAAGGGCTGAAAACATTTGCTAAATTTAATTTTAAAAATTCACACTTAGTTATTGGGTTAATAGGGTTGTAATTCTCTACTTTATTTAGTCTAAAATATTGACCCTCAAAATAATATTGACTACTAAAAGAAAGGTTTTTAATATCTGAGGGAGTTAAATAAAAGTAACCGTTTACTATCTTACTATTATTGTCTGTTATTTCCTGTATAAATTTAGAGTGATATTTATTAAATAAAGTATTATCTGAAAAGGTTACTATTTTATCAAATACGTTTGAATAGTAAATTTCGTTACTTATACCAAACTCTAGTAAAGTAGTAGGGCTGTAGGGATCGTCATACATTCCGGAATAGGGATATGTAGAATAAAGTGTCGGAGTAGCATTTCTACTAGTGTGATACCACTGTTGACCTGTAGCTTTCATACCACCCCACTGTAGTATTCTAATATTTGCCTCTGTTCTTTGTACTCCGTTTTTATCGTCAAACTTTATTATAGTAGGGATTACTCTATCATACCACTCTTGACCTACGTTTGGAGTGGGTGAAAATATTATTTCAGTTTTGTGTTTATTATTAATAAATTGATTTGTTAACTTAAAATCGTCTTGACCATAAACCTCATCATAGGTATTAAAATATAATTGATTATAGTAGTCTTTGTCATTTTTATAAGTATATAAATACTCTCTAAAGTTTAAAGCTCCCATTGGTTTACTTTCAATATTTTGTGACCTATCTACTTTAGCTGACCAGTCTATAATATCATTTGTATAAAAGTCCTCTCTAGGTTCTATAATTAAGTTTTTATTATTATTAGGGTCTGGTTGAATGTATAAATTAAACATCTTAACCAAAGACATAATAAAATCTTTTTGCTTTATATTAATTGGTATTGTGCTATTCATTGGAATAGTATTACCCTCAACTATATTACTATTAACTAATTCTGTTTTTAAATATCCATCTAATATGTTTAACCTATAGCCAGCACCACTAGAACCAGTGCCAGTTCCGACTTTATTCCAAAAAATAAAAGCAGCTGGTTGATGTTTAAAAACATTGTAATTTAATTCTATCTTTACCTTTTGCCCCACTTCTAAATAAACACTACTAGCATTAATTTTAAATTGATTATTAATAGAGTTGTTATTATAATTTACAGAACTATCTAATAATGTATTTGGATCAAATAGACCAGCTACAAAAACATCACCAATAAAATTACCAATTTCAACAGGGTGGTAGTATTCGCTAGAGGGAGTTGTTGGACTAGCTGTAGTTGTTAAAGTACCTCCAGCAGATACGTTTGTGTCTTTTTTTGTAACTCCAAAAGATACCTCGTCTATAGTAGAAATAAAAGCACCACTAGAGTCGTACTTATTTACTTCTATAAAACCAGCTATAGAAGAGTAAAGCTCCCAAGGTCCAGTTGCTGTAGGTGCATCAAAAACGCCTTGTAGTTGTAACATAGCACTAATATCATAAAAGCCAGCTTTACCAGCCTGTATTTCAAAAATACCTGTAGTATTATTATAAACATTAGCAGCGTCATAAACTTCGTTAGTGTAATTAATGGCATCTTTTTGAAAAGTTAAAGTAGTGGCAACCTCAACAGGTGTTACAAAAGTATTTGAGTTTGATTGTATTTGTGGAGTATTTGCTGAGAATATTCTATCTAAAATAGCGGTTTCATTAAGTTTAAAATCTTTAGCACCAAAAGGGACTATTAAAGTATTAAAAAAATCACTAGTTAAAAACGTTGAGGTAAAACTATACCCAGCGTCACTAAATATTTCGTCTACATATTTCTTAACTTTTATAGCTGGATAAAAGTCCTCAACACTCCAACCCTCTAAACCAAGATTAAAAGCCCCATAATTTTTATCATAGTTAATCATAGGGTAGCAGTAGTTTGTTGTTAGAGGTAAATTCCAAGTTGCTGACTGATTTGCTCTAGTATATGTATGATCTAAAGAACTTAAGTCTAGGTCTGTTAATTCTAACTCCTGTAAATCGCTTATAAAGTTTCCTATTCTACCTATTATAATACAATTGTAGATAATCTCCCCATCTATGTTATTGATACTTTTTAATTGTAAGTAGCCGTCTATCTGGACCTCACCATTAACTAAATAAATTACATTAGTCTTTAGATTAGGGTTAAAAGTTTGTAAGTCAGTATCTAGTTTAAATATATGTTCAAATATTTTATTTATCTTTTTACTAGCTGGTAATTCTATAGTCTTAGAAAAGTCAGCACTTCTAGTGTCTGGCTTAGCTATGTCTGCTATATTGAAAGTTATATTAGGGTTTAATGAACCTATTAACTCTATGCTTTCTCCGTCTATATATAACTCTTCTTTAACCATTAAAACCTTTGTCTAAAATTATCCATACTAAACTCTAAATCTATCTCTAGATTAAATATATTGTCTACAGCATTAACTTTCTCCTCCCAATTATTCTCTATATTTTTTATTGGTAGTCTTCTTATTTCTGTACTTCCAGAGGGTGCTGTATAGCTATCTAATAAGTATATCTCTGGACTTTCTATAAGTTCTAGAAGCCAGTTAAATTTGTCAGCGTCAACCCAATCTGAGATTAGTTTCATCTTAGATATAGACTTAGTATAATATTGAACCTTTTCTCTGTTTGCTATTGAGTAGTCTATAGCACCTGTTGAGGTGTTTAAATCGTTTGGAGTAGTTTTAAAAAACTTTCTCTCTATGTCTTCAGTATGTCTAGAAACCTTTGTAAAATTATAATAATCAAAACCGCCTAAACTATTTAAAAACTCTAGTCTTCTAGTTTCATACCTACAAGCGGTGTCTATATTAAACCACATTTTCTCAGATACATAAGCTGAGCCGTTCTTTAATTGTAAACTATAAGAGGTTGCTGTAGTTGCTACTATAGGCTGTGATCCTGTTGAGACTCTACTACTTACAATAGCGTTTAATGTAGTAGGGGCTGATGGTATTCTAAGGTGTCTTTGTGACGATAAGTTTTGAAGAGATAAAACGGATAAGTCTAAGTCCGTACCGCTAGAGTTATAAGTCTGTAACTCTACACTATCAAAAACCCCTATAGACTGGTCATATAAAATATATAAATATCCCTCGTCAGTATATTCTAAAGATAAGTTTTTTACGTTGTTTTGTGAAACCCCTTTTGGTTGATTAGTTAAAAACCTTCTAGTAGTTGCATTTGTTATGAATTTTAAATAGTAGTCTGTAGACTGATAGTCATAAAAATTAACTAAGTCTCTTCTATAGTTTGGTAAAGCTCCGTTTATAACAACTAGGTTAACACTAGCTACTGGTGAAGCGTCTCCAATAGTAACGTCCTGGGGTATTGAAGTAGTAGCTGTACCACCTAAATAGTGAATCCAACCAAACTCTAAAGTAAATTGTTTCCAACTATTAGTATTAAAAAATATTGACTCTATATTCGTTCCGTTAAGGGTTCCTATGTCAGTAGTTAAATAGCTTTCCATAATACCAGACAAATCGAAGCGACCATATCCGTTAGTAGTTGGGGGGACTTTTAAACGTCCTACTGTAGTCGATCCGTCCTTAACGTCTATTAGATAGGCAAAGCCAGTATAGTTTCTAATAGTGTTACTAGTCTCATACATTACAACCTCGACTGGATTGTAGACCGTTCTATAGTTTTGTGGTATATGTTTTACTTGTAAACTCATTTTTCTAATATTTCTTTTAATCCTTTTGCTACTCTTTCACCAGATACTATTCTAATATCTGTTTTAAATCTATTAAAGGTTTCACCATAAAAAGTTTCTTGCATACAATTGTCAAAAAAGAATCTAGGTCTAATACCTTTGTGAGCTATTGAGGTTCTAACAGCATACTCGTTTAAACCCTTACTCTTAGCCCATTGTTTTATGTGATTAACACTAGGACCTTTCTTAAACTGATAAGGACTATTAGGGGCTTTAATTTCCCAACCTTGACCTTTTAACTTTCCACTCTTTCTAGTTCCACCAATACCCTTAACCCCTTTATTAACGTAGTCGTAATAGTCAGCTAAAAACAAAGTAGCTGTCATTCTAAAACCAAACATTTTTACAGGCATTTTTATTGATTCTAATAAATTACCCTTATAAGTTAGTTTCTCTTTCTGGACCGATTGCTTTAGACAAAAAACCATATCAGCGGCAATATTATTAAACACCTCAGCTAGTGTATTAGGGTTGTCTATTTTAACCTCTTCTAGTTGGTTAACATCAAAGCCAAATATATCTAACTGGTCGCTCATCTATGCTTTAATTTTTGCATTTGGTCTTTATGTATTTGCATTTCCATTTTTTGTTTATCACTATAATAGGCTACTACATTTAACGCTTTTATTACATTCCATTCTAAAACCTCATCCCATTTATCTATCCTACTATTAGTCAAATTATCTAATGTTGACCACCATCCCCACTTTTTACTGAAGCTATCTCTATCTCCGCTTCCCTCTTCAGTCTCTGAGCTTCCTCTATCAAAGAGGTTTTTATAGTTTCCGTTAAGGTGTCCAAGTGATTGTAAAAAAAAACCCCTATTGGATAAGCTATAGTAATAGGCATATTAGTTAAAAAGTTATCTGACGTTTTCCTTAGTAGCTCACCGTCTACCTTAATATCTCTCCACCTAAAAAACTTCTTTTCTACTGGTCTACAAATAGTAGTTAATATATGATGTAAATTATTAAATATAACTTCCTCATTGTCTTTAGCGTTTTGTAGTATTTCCATATTATTTATGTACTCTCCAAACAATAAACTTTTAGCATCTAATTTAAACTCATAGTATTTACCACCTATTTTAAATCTTTTGTCTTTTAGTTTTTTAGGTATTTCAGTTTCTAGAAAATACATTTTTTCTTTAATTGTTTTGTATTGATCTAGACTAATGTTTTTTATAACCTCTTTCTTTTCACCAGTTAAGACAGCTAGTATATTAACTACCCTTTGTATTGGTGTTAGTTCTGAATTTAGTATTGGTCTTAAATTAATATAGTTTCCTATAGTAACGTCTTCCCACTTTGTTGGTATTGTAATATTCATATTTCTATATATAACAAATTATTTAATTATAACAAAAGTACCTAAAAATAAATTTAATTAAAACCTCATCAACTAAACACCAACTAAATAAAACAACTCAATATCTATTTAAACACTATTTAGATGAGTTCTAAGACACTTTAATAGTTTTCTAGTGTATTTATATAGGTTAAGGTCTTTAAGTAGCTTAGAGGTTATTATATTGATTGTGCTAGTTTTTGAGTTTAAATAATAACGAAAAGATATTATCTTATCTTTTCTTATCTTATATAACCCCATTTGCTCAGCATTTGCATAGCATTTGCTCAGCATTTGCTAATTTTCTTCCTGTAAAATAAAAAGGGGTAACGCTCTTTTGCCGACTACCCCAATTTCCAAAACATATAATCTAATGAAGATTTTTGCTTATTCAAATATACTAAATTAAAACAATTTATATTCAGCTTCTTTTATTCTTTTTTGAGCTATGTTAAAATAGTTTTCATCTTGTTCTATACCTATAAAGTTTCTATTTGTGTTCTTTGCTGCTACTCCAGTACTTCCGCTTCCCATTGTGAAATCTAATACTGTTTCGTTTTCGTTGGTGTATGTTTTTATTAAATACTCCATTAATTCAATAGGCTTTTGTGTTGGGTGGTGCTTATTAAGTTTCCTTTCTGCGTTACTGCCTATTTGTCCAGGTTTTTTATATTCCAATATTCTCATAGGGTATCTTAAATCGCTTTTATATTCAGCATCTTTTAGACAATCAAATATTTCTATTTTTTTAGTACCACCTTTTCTTTTATACATTTTGCTTTGTATCATTTGCGGGTTGTATAATGGTTGTTTAGAATAAAAAATACTTATTTGTTCAATGTTGTTCATTGGTCTTTTTCTGCATTGAAAAGGGTCACTTCCATTAGGTTTAACCCATATCCAATCATATTTATAATTCTTAATATTACTCATTCTTAAAGCACTACTAAACGGTTCACTACCAAATAATACTATTGCACCATTAGGTTTTATAATCCTATTAAGTTGTTCCCACATTAAATCAAAGTCTATTACACTATCCCACTTACACGCTGTTGTGCCATAAGGAGGGTCTGTTATAATTGCATCAATACTACTATCTTTTATTGAATTCATTACTTTTAAACAATCTCCTTTATGTAGTTTAATCATAATTTTATCGTATTGAATACCAGCCTTTATTATTTTGTTTTAAATGTATTAAAGCAACGTATCTCAAAGCGTCTAGTAAGTGGTCTGATCCTATAGGCTTTTGTAGACTATTTCCGTTTTTGTCAGTAGCCCATTTGTAAGTCCTAAACTCTCGTCTAAGGTTGCTACTATTAACAACATTAATTTTAAAACGTTTTAAGATGTCTATTCCGTTTAATATACTATCTCTACCCTTAGTAGCTGGTTTAGCGTTTAAACCTAATCTATATATCTCTTCTATTGACTTAGGCTCAGCACTATCACAAATGACCTCATCTCTACCTATTATAGGTCTTAGTTTTTCTGCTAGGTCCTGGTTAGTTAATTCTCTTTCGTATATGATTTCTTTTAAGTATAGCTCGTCATCTTTACGATATACAGCAACACAAGCTGAGGGGTCTATACTATAGCCAAAGTCTAAGCCATAAGCCACTAGCCTACAATCTGGCATACTATCAACATACTTTACATTCTCATAGACTAGACCGCTAATATTACCATACTCACCTAAGCCGTATATTTTCCAGAACTCTTTATCTGTTTGCTGTAAGTATTCTATTTCTTTAATTAGTGACTTAGGTAGAAACGAATTATTTTTATAGTTAGATACTATTACCTCAACGTCATTAACCTCGTTAGACCTCTTTATTTCTAGCTCCTGGTTAATCCAAATCTGCTCATCGTCTGGGTTAAAGTCTAAGAATATTTTATTCTCTGTCCTCATTAGTAACTGGAAAAACTCCTGTTTGTATTCTAATTCGTTAGCCTCATTGCAATATAGTATATTTCTTTTAGCACCTCTCAGTTTTTGTTCGTCATCAGCACCTATAAATTCTACAAGTCTCTTTCCGTATCTGTATTGTTTTTTAGTTTTATTATGATCTACCTTAATATACCACCCTTCGGCTTTTAATATGTCCTCAAAGTCTCTAATAACAGTGCCATCTAGATTAGTTCTATACTTTCTAACTGTAGTCCATACTCCCTCACTTATATAGTTGCCGTCACCATAATTACCACTAATTAACCACAAAGCACACAATTGATTTAGAGACCAAGTTTTACTACTTCTAGTACCACCTCGATTAATTACTATCTTAGCTTTGGAATCGTAGTTACGCTCAAATATTTCAGTCGCTTCCACGCTTTATGTTGATATTGATATTATGAACTGTCTGTTCTATTTCCTGTTTGTCTGGAGCGTTTAAACCGAACATCTTAGCTATTGAATCATAGGCCCCTCTATAGTCCGATCCTTTGACCATTTCCTTAAGTAAATAAAACTTAGCTTTCTGTTCCTTAGAAAGGTTTTCTTTTGCTGCTAGGTCCATTAAATACTCCCAGCTTTGTATCATTTTAAAGTAACCTTCTGCTACTTCCTTTCTAGTTATTTGAAAGTCCTCAGCCTCTTTTTTTTGTAACTCGCTCACCCTTGTACTTATATTGTACTCCGCTAAGAGGTGACTAGCCTTAGTAGCTATAGTCTCTAATTTAGTATCTGGTCCAACATCGTAAGCCCTCCTATAAGCCTCTGACGCATTACCAGTGTTAACATACTCTTCAGCAAATTTACGTTGTTTAGGTGTTAGCTTTTTAGTCATTTAAAACATTCTTATTTGTTGTTTGTGTTGTTTTAGTCTTTTCATTGCGGCGTTGTAATACTCCGTATCTAACTCGCAAGCTGTTAAATCAAAGTTTAAGTTATGGCAAGCTAAAGCAATAGAGCCAGAGCCTAAATGAGTATCAAGTATCTTGTCGCCCTCTTTTCCGTAGTTGATTAAAAGCCATTCATATAACTTTACTGGTTTTTGTGTTGGGTGTATTTTATTTTTATTTTTATATGTTGAATATTTAAATAATTTAGCAACTTTTTTAAAAGAGTGCCAAGCAAATTCACAATCGCTAAAACTCATACCTTCTGGACTACCTTTTTCCCATATGCAGAAACCATAACAAGGTGGTAAATCAAAATAATTACCACCCCAAATAATTTGATTTATACTAACTCTTTTTAATTCTTCAAAATACTTTTTACTAGGAATTTGTTTATCCCAATCCTTTGGCTTCCATTTTCTATTTTTTAATTTAGTATGTTTTACACCATTGCCCACTCCCATATTCATATTTGCTATGTCTAATCCATAAGGAGGGTCTACAATAGCCAGATCAAAGTAGCTGTCTTCATACCTTGCCATTAGCTCCATATTATTTTCGTTAGTTATTTTCATATTTTTTGACTATTCTCAATAACCTGTTTTATAAAATAGTCTGGTAGTCTTCGCCATTTTTTTTTAGCCTCCATAAACCTAATAAAATAGTTTACATCCTTACTACCAAATAAAGCCTTTTGTTCTTTAATTTCTTTAGGTGTCAGTTTCATATATGTAAGCTAGTTCTAATAAATCAAAATCAATTCCAAAATCAAAAGTAGTAGAGGCCACTCCGTTTATGTCAAAGCACTGGAAAGTCTCTCCGTCAATTTCACTATAATAGTATAATCCGTCCTCATCAATAAAGTAGCCATAACTAACTCTTTTTTTTAGGTGTTCTTTTTTTTCTGACATTCCTTTTCTTTTTAGTCTGTTCAGCCTCTTTAGTGTTTAGCCAGTTTAGTAGTAAGCTCATTTGGTTTTTTACACAACTATTGCAAGCCCAACTAATTCTAACCTCTGGATAGTTTTCTTTTATTATAGGGTCAAAATTATTTCTTAAGTAAGATATATCTACCTTACTAGGAAAGGCATTCGCTTTGTCATATAATCTAATTACCTCGTCTATTTTCATAATAATCGTCTTTCTATTATACGTAAAAATAATGGACTAGCCAGTATTAAAGGGTCTAAAGTTATAAAAAAAGTAATTAAACTTAACCAAAAGGTTATGCAAAAGCTACAGTTAAAAGGTTTGTAGTCTAGTTTATTTATTAAGGGTCTAGCATAATCCACCCAGGTAGTCGCTAGAGATATTATTATTAAGGTGTTAAGTATAGAATTCATTGAGTGTCCATTTTTGTTTTATTTTATTTGCTAATTCTTTAAATTTATATTGTATTGTATTTTGATGAATATTACTTTTTTTAGCTAAGCAGTTTTTATTCCCACTGCAAAGTAGTAATTGTTCCATCATAATCTTATCTAAGCCGTCTAAAGAGTTTATAAGATCGTTTAAGACCTCATCCTTAAAGCAGCTATTGTTATAAGTTTCTATTTCGTCTATACTGCTAAAGTGACTAGGTATGTAGTATTTAGTTCTATAGTGTCCTCTTTCGCTAATTATTTGATATATGCAAAGTTTATAGACATACTTTTTTATAGAATTTTCGCTGTCTAATTGTAAAATAAAGTCCTCTCCTTTGTTTAGTAGTAGTATAAAGATGTCCTGTTTAAAGTCTTCTAATTCGACTACTTTATATTCTCTACCTATATATAAAATAAAGTTTTCTATTTTCTTAATTAGTTTGTTATTCATTTATAGTGCTTTGGGTATGGTTGTTCTTTTAATAAACATTTTTTCTTTTGTCGTTGGTCTATAAATTTAATATACCTGAATTGTCTTAATGTTTTTTTTATAGCATCTTTTTTTTTGTCTTTTAATTTATGTTTTGATTTCCTTTTATTATTGGTCAATATTGAGTTATGGTAAACCTTTCCGTCAATTTCCCAAAAAACGCTCTTATGTTCTCCAAAGTAATTAAAAGAACAAGCTTGATAAACTATCCCAAAACCGCCGCATCTTTCATCTGCAAA